CTTCTTCTTCAGGCGTTCTCTTTTCTATCTTTTCCCAAGCTGCTTGAGTCTTTGGATTATTACTGTACTTCTTAGTCTTTTTAGCACCGTCATCAGCAGCAGGCGTTTTATTATATCTTGAGTCTCTTATCCTTTTTAGTTGTTTTCCTTTTGTATTTACCTCATCGTCAGACATGTCTGTGACTAGAGTGTTAGTCTTACTCTTTTTTGATGAAGAAGTTGGGTTGGCTATCTGTTCACCAGTTTTAGGATCTCTAACTAATTTAGATGTATCTTGAACATCTTTAATTGGTTTGTTACTGAAACTATCTATGGCACCAGAATCTTTGGCAGTCTTGGTTCTCTTCTCTGCCTCTTTATCTGCTTCCTTCTTTTGTTTAGAAGTTTTTAGTAGTTCTTTTTTATCAAAAGCCCTACCAGTTAGACTAGGGGAACTCTTTCTCTCACTAGTTTTTGTTGAAGACTCTTCCTCTTTTTGTTTCTTTGGTCTTCCGCCACCTTTCTTAGTCTCCACTCTACCCTTAGCATCATCGTATGCCTTCTGGTTGAATGTTCCATCTTCATTTTTAAACTCTTTGCTTCTAACACTTCTCCTCTTAGCCCTTACAGGTTCTTTTTTAGGAGTCTCTTCTTTTGGAGTCTCTGTTTTTGGAGTCTCTTCTTTCTCTGGTTTCTTCTCTGTTTTAGGAGTCTCTGTTTTAGCTGGTGAAAGAGCTTTGACATTATTACCAGACAGAACCTTCTGTGTGGACTCTTTCCTCCTCTTGTCTCTACCTGCTTTGAAAGCAGCTATTCTATCTTTTTTGGACAAATACTCTCCATCCTTGCCGACTCCCATCGCTGTCACATTATAATCATCTTTATCAGATGTTGATTGTGATTCTGGTTTTTTGCCAGATGGTACAATGGCTTTTTCTTTTTCGGGTGCTTTACTCTTAGATGCAGGGGTCTTAATCTTAGTTATTTCTCCACCCTTAACTTTCGATAATTCACCACCTTTCTCTTTTTCTTTTGGTGTTTCTTTCTCTGGTTTCTTCTCTGCTGGAACCTTTGCAGCTGGTAATTTAGGAGTTTCCTTGGGAGGTTTTCTCTTGCCTAAAGTTTTACTGTAAGGTCTAGGTTCTCTTGTGCCAGTTTTGCCTGGATCAACCTTAGCAGATTGTCCATCTGGAGTCTTCTTAGTTATTCTTCTACCAGTTACAGGATCTAATCTATCACCTTGATCTGCTTGAGGTGTATCAGTTGCTCTTTCCTGAGATGGATCTCTTTCTGTTGGATATTTCTTCTCTATTTTTCTAGCTGCACTACCCTCACCATCTGGTTTCTTAGGTTTTGCAGGCACAGGCGCTTTAGAACCACCATCACCACTAGGGGGTTTTCCTGGCGTAGTTACTTTATCATCTTTTGGTTTATCCTCTACTTTATCTACTTTCTTTTTATCAGTAATACCCGCTGCTCTTCTTAAAGCATCTTTTGCTTGACCTTTAAAAGATGTATCTTTTTTCTTTTCTATTGGATTTCCTTCTGCGTCTAGTTCTCTACCCCTTACTATAACTTTTTTACTTTTACCTTTCCCTACTCCTTTACGATCAACAACTTTTGTTTTTTCAAATTTCTTTCCATCTTTACCCAGAGCATCACCAACCATCTTGAGTGATCTACCTTTAAATCTTCCACCAAATCCAAACCCACTGCCTTCATTACCTGTTCTATAATCATCAGCAGTAGGAAGATTTTTCCTGACAGTATTCAGTTTTGATCCAAGTTCTCTAGCTCCTTTACTTTGTAACGCTGCACGAATACCACCTATAGTAGGTCTGCCTCTAGTTTTAAACTCATCTCTTCCTTGTTTATCTTTTTTTCCTGTTTTTTCTATTTTATCATCAAGATCTTTACCTTTGTCATCTGTTCGATATGCACTTTTGGAAGCTACATTTTTTACTTGTTTCCTTACAAAGTCACCGACCTTTTGCTTGACGACAGGAGCCTTTTTCTTGATAAATTCTTTTGTTTTTGCAACTGCTGGATTTTGTTTTACCCCTTTAGATTCTGGTCTTGTAGCAAGTGCGCTAGATGTAGGTCTAGATGATGGGTTTGAGGTTGGAGCAGAGTCTGTATTCTGTTTAGGTTTACTTGGATTATTGGCTACACTTCTTGCCTGTATTGCTTTCGCTTTTGCCTGTGGATTATTACGCAGAGAAGCTCCTAATTTTCCCTTCATGGGGTTAGGATTAAGAGGAGAGTTAGGGGCACTTTTTGCCCTATTAGCAGCCTTAGAAGCGATCTGCTTTATACTATCCGCAGGCTTATTAAGAGAACCAGTAGTGGCAATGTTTTTTACCTTTCTAGCAAAACCCATAGCCTTCCCTACAAAGCTAGAGAAGCCTTGAGCCTCATCTATCTTATATACAGTAGATGATTTTTGGAACTTTTCAAAAGTCTTCATTAGTCACGGTAGATTTTTCTATGTGCTTCTGCTATAGAAGGCGCAAAGGTATTGAACTGTTCATCAGATATACCCTCTTCCACCACTTCCTCTGGTGTTGAAAATGCAACCTGACTTCTTACATTAAATTTTGGCGTATACTCTTCTTTTGTCTCTTTCTTTTCAGACTTCTTCTCTTCTTTATCCTCATCTTTATCTTCATCATCATCCTTCTTTCCTTTCTTTCCCATTGCCTTTCCGATTGCATCACGGCGTTTCTTTAGGTATGAGTCAGAATCATCAACATCACCATCATTATCTACATCATCATCCTCTTTTCCAACTGGATCTAACTTTTTTTTTTCTTCCAAAGGAGTTACTTGATATCTAACACCAGCCATCTCTCCGAGTGTTGTAAGATTTGCAACTACTTCGTCCCAGAGTCTGTTTGCCATGTCCTCATCTCTTTCTCCTAGTGGTTCTGGAGTGATGACATCTGTAATCTGATGAGTTAAGTTACCTTCAACATCATGTAGATCTACTTCTCTGTGTGCCTTAATTACATTAACAGAAGGTTTCTTTACAGCTGTCTTTGCAACATCTTTTACTGCACCACCGACTGCTTTCGCTGCACCACCGACTGCACTACCTACCTTTTTCGCGGCATTCATTGCACCCATAGCGATCATACTTTCATTCTGGGGATTCATTTGACCCTTTCCTCTAGGTGCTGCAGCATCTCTAACTGCACCTACACCTTGAGCAATTGTACCAACCTTCTTCGCGATACCAGCGGCCTTTCCAAGTTTCGCAGCACCCATAAGTCCCTTTGCTGCTAGAAGAGAACCAGTGATTACTGCCTCATTAATTTCTTCTCCCTCATGAGGAATTGTGTTACCATCCTTATCTTTTTGATGATGTTCATATATTGACTGGTAGGCGTCAACAAATCCTTTATCATTATTCATGGTCTTAAAAATTAAAGAGAGTCTTTGATCTGTATTATTTATCCCTTTCCAACTTTGTAGGGTATCTTAGTGTCATTATACTTGGTTCCTGGCCCACTAGGAGGGTCATTAGGATTCTTCACTTTCTTGCCATCATAATATGAACCAGTGGTAATTGGTTTGATAATTGGTTCATCATTCCACTTCTTATCCCCTTGCCCTGGCGTCATTCTTTGCATATATTGTCTGTACTCATCTGTACCCACATCATATGCCTCTGTTAAATCTTTCAACCATGCTTTGAACATGGTGTGTTCTGGTGTTTGCACTATAACATGGTTAGAACATCTTCTTGTAATCCTACCTCTGACTCCAGTGTTTACATTCTCTACTAGAGATCCTACTTTAAATATTTCTTCGTTTAAATATGCCACTCTCAATCCAAATGGATCTAGTTTAGGTGCGTGTTGCCATGTATCCTCTTTTGCCAACTCAGTTTTTTTAACACCCATAGACTTCTGTAGGATATTGTATAGATTCTTCTTCTCCATGTTCCCTATGTTGGGAATACCTTTTGCAAATGCTTTGAAGTCATCTTTTGCAGCTGCATCCCTCATCTTAGATGCAGACATACCTTCTAGTCCCTCTGCATCAGGGTCTCTTGCACCAGCAGATATAACTTTTATCTCCTCAAAGTTATACAATTCACCATTATATTTCTGTGCAAGGCCTTGAAACTCCGCTAATCTATCTTGTCCTACTACTATTGTTACTGACTTATATCCTACGTTTTCACAAGCGACTAATACATCAAATATAGTCTTCGCATTTGGATCATCCTTGATCATTTCTCCATAATCAGGGAACATCTTCTGCATATATTCGATCTTTGTACCAGGCTGTAGTGGGTTCTTCTTTGCATCTACAGTACGACTAGGATATATTCTTAGGTCTGATCCTACTCTTGCTGCCTCATCATTAGCAGACTTTAATAACTTTTCGTGTCCTGTTGTTGGTGGATTGAATCTACCAAATACAACCACCGCACTCTCCGATGAAGGTGTTCCCATAATCTCAGCAGTTTGGGATGCTGGATCTCCTTGTTCAGGCGATTTACCATCTTTAACAGTTGGTTCCTCTGGTTGAGGTTGAGTTCCCATAGGTGCAGCCTGTGCCTGTGGTGCAGCTTGAGTGGGTTGTGGTTCTGGGGTTGGAGCTTTCTGAGTTGTTGGTTCTTCTGGTGCTGCTTTTCCTCCGCCACCTGTGAATTGTAACTTACCGTTTACTGTCTTAGCAACAAAATTTCCTTTAGCATCGTACCATCCGCCATGGCCATCACCCTTTAGACCTTTCATTTTGGCTTCAGTGGATGCAGCTGTCTTTACAGCTTCAAATAGGAATTGTCCGAATGACTTCACGGTATTTAATATACTGCTATAAGTTTATTTATTAGTACTGAGGATCTGGCATTGGTTTCTGTTTCATTAGATCAGTAAAAAGTGGTGTTATGAATGCCTGAAACTGTGGTTCTGGAGTAACTTCACCCTTATATCTGATCTCCAAATCTATGATATGTGTTCCCTTTAGATAGATGTTGAACTTAAGTGACGCACTGGTTCCTCCCTGATGGGGTTGTTTGTAGTTTGGTTTACCAGTTATATTATAAGCGCTAGGGCCTGCATCTCCAACCATTTTAAGAATAGTAGGAGTAGACAACCTTTCTGGTATGACACTTGCTGGGTATGGGGTTATGGTAACGTCACTCACAAGTTCGCCTATTCCAGTTATAAGTGTGAATATAAACTCTTCATTATTATTTTGTGCTACTTTCTTAGTGTATCCGTAAATGTCTAGTTTGAATATAACATTCAACAACCCCTCTGCTATCAATTTTGATGTCTCACCCAAAGTCATTATTTGAAATAGAGTTGCAAAATAAACATTGAATACTTTTTTATGTTTAGGATATGCACCAAACAAAGCGTCTTTAGCTTTTTTATTACCGATCTTTGCGGCTTCCTTAGTCACCTCTTTTGAAATGGTATAATTTTTTGAAACCTTTTTTGAAAGATCATTTAGATATGCTTTGATATATGCATCTCTAGCCTTTACTCCCTCTTCTTCTGCTTGCTTCTCTAACCTCTCCCTCTCAATTTTACCAGTATTAGCTTTAATATTTTTCTTTTTAAACGCAGCTTCCTCTTTTGATCCATCAGGTATACCAAGAGCCTTCAAATGAGTAGCCAAGTCTTGAGCTCCTATGTTAGTGGCAGGAGGATACAAACAAGCCTCTATAAAATTATAGAAGAATTGAGCTCTAGCAGAATAAAGTTTACCCAAATGTTTGCGTAATATATGCATATCTCTAGACCTTACTAGAGTTGAAAACAATCCTTTCTCTCCTGTAACTGTCTTGTTTATAATTGTAGGGTCTTTAGATTCCCTCTTTGCTTTTTTCTTTAAAGATACCCCAAGATATTTTTTTCTTTTTTGATTGCCATTGTATAACTCTACAACTAAATCAGATGTATTATAGTTTTTACCAAACAATTCATGACCATCCATACCATACTTCATCACTTCTTTATCCCACTTCGCACCTGTTTGAAATACTTTTACAACTCTAGTGCTGTTAGATAAACTTCCTAAGATTCCATTAGCAGCAGAGATAGCTTTTGCTAGATTAGTAAAATCTCCATCCATCGCTTCTTGTTCTTTTCTCTTATATCCTACTACTAATGAAGACTTAGCTTTAATAGCGGCTATTAATTTTTCTCCTTGACTTAAACTAGAATAATCATTTGCTGGAATTTTATTAGTGCCTGATTTACCACCATACACTGATACCAAGGCACCAGTCATCAACTCATGTGGATCTCCACCACCACCAGCTGATTTTCCATCCTCTTGTCCACCAAAATCTCCTGTTTTAACTATAGAACTTAATCCATATGTCCTCCCATCATCATCCTTAAATGGTCTAGTTCTCCCAGCAGATGCACTTGCTAAATCATTAAGACTTCCTGTAGTAAATGCGATTCTTTCTTTACTACTCACATAACTTAAAACTCTCATCTCATTATCTGACATCAAGATTGGCGTCTTATCTGCAATCTTTTTGGCTAATGCTTTATATCTGTATTGTCCCTTTTGAATACCAGCTGTCGCTCTATAAAAAGGTTTTACTATTTCTTTAAAACTTAAAGTTTGTGCCATTACAATGAGTTTTAGAATTATTTATGAGTAAATATAATCTTTTAGGAACTCTGCTGTCGTGGGATACTGTAATACTTTTTTATTAAGTTCTTTATCTTCCTGTAAAATTTTGTTTTTCAAATCCATATAGTAATTTCTGTCTCCCATCCTATCAATAAACGCTGGAGAGTGTGGACTATATCCATTACCCGCTAGTATAAATGACAATCCACCATTTGCCTTCTTGTTTGAAAAGTCTCTGTCACCTGTCACCATCTCTATTGCTCTACCACAACTATACTGATCCCAAGGATAATCTAGATTTGTGACATATCTCCAATATTCTGTGTCAGATTTATGAGAAGTAGCATAGTGCATGTCTATGAATGTCTTTGAGTTATCTAATTCAGTGGCACAGGCATGATTGAATACTTGTCTATCGAATGAATTAGGTGATAGATTCGTAGATAATGACTCTAATAATCTAAACACGTTAGTAACAATAGATGCCAAACCTGTGGCTTCTAATGGTTCTATAAAACCAAAAGAGAGACCTACAGATGCAACATTTTTTACCCATGCCTTATCGTATCTACCTGTTCTAAACTCCACACCTTTACTAGGTTCTATTCCATATCTATCCGTAAATTCTTTTTCAATAGATGATTCTGTTGTAAACTTCAAACTATGAACATATCCCACTGATAATCCATCCCAAAGGGGTATCTCATAGCACCAACCGTTGTTCATAGTCACATTATTAGTATAACTGGTCAACTGTTTATTTTTGTCAGTGTAAGGTATCTTAGCAGCTATTGCTCGATGATTTATGAGTGTGTTTGCATAGGAATTATAGTGAACACCCATGACTTTACCTAATAGTTCAGAGTGAAATCCAGTACAATCTACGAATAGATCTGCTTCATGTGTTCCATTCTCACATTTCAAAGATACTATACTACCATCATCACTTTGATTGGCACGGATATACTTATCATCAACAAATTCTACGCCATTTCTCAAGCAAACATCATAGAATACCTTTGCCAATTTTTCTGTATCAAAATGGTATGCCGTCAAATCATGAAAGTCCCAACCATCATCTGTAAATCTATTCAGTTCAGCAAATCTAGAATGATATCTATGAAACCTAGAAAACTGATTGAACTTTATGTCTGGAAACAGATGAGTAAGTATAAAAAAATCTGATACATCATCTCCTGTCAAATCCCCGAAGGGATAGAAGAAATCTGCATCAGACCATCCTTCAAATTTTATATTAGTTTTGTAGGTAGCATTACATTTTGGCATCCATTCCTTATCTGATAATCTAAGAAACTGGAATACATCATTGATTGCTAGTTGAGTTGATTCACCTACACCTATTCTTCCAATACTAGAAGAATATACACATTTTATTGATATGTTTTTAAAATATTCCGAGAGTATGGCAGCTGTTACAAATCCAGATGTGCCACCTCCTAATATACAAATACTAGAGATCACCCTCTTGTCTGTTTTCGGAATAGAATACGTCAAAACTACCGCCTGGATACCTCTTTTCTAATTTTTTTACGTTGGTTGCAATCACATCTTCCATTGATATCTCAAGTGCAATACATGCCTGAGAGATATACCACATCAAATCGCCAAGTTCAGTTACAAGATGATGTTTGTTAGCATCATTCCAAGGTTTGCCTTGGAAAATCATCTTCTTTATGATCTCAAGAAACTCTCCACCCTCTGCATTTATACCAACACCAGCAGTAAGAAGTCTCTCAATATTTGCACCCTCTCTATCTAGTTCAACCATGCGGTCAGCAAGATTTACAAAGTCTTTTGAAGCGTCGGAAGTTACAGCGTCAACAAAGGTTTCATACCTTTTAAAATCAATAGTCATTAGAATTTAATTTTTGCAAATTTGTCTGCAATTTTTTTAGTTTCTTTCTCTGTATTATACTCTATCTCCTGTCCACTGTCAACTATTCCGTCTTGGGCACTCTGATCTACGTCATACAATCTCATCTTAGCACGGTCAATACCAATCACAAATCTCTTGTTCATAGTTGGGTCATTGTATCTATTTTTCAACTGTTTGACCATGATCTGATTTACCTCCTCAAGCTCCTCCGTACTAATAAGAGCAAACATGAGATCAGCAGTAGCGGGAAGGCCAAAGGATTCTGACGTATCAGTAAGGTCAACATCACTAGAACTATAACCAGAACGAGTCGTCTGAGTGGCGGAGACGATAGGTACATTAGTTTCCACTGCAAGACCACGGAGCTCTTCAGCAATCGCCTTAATATAGGAATACGAGTTAACATTTGATCCAGCCCTGTAACGTGATGAAGCACATATGTTTAGATAGTCAATGAATATTATATCTGGTTTGAATGATTTCTTTAATGCAAGTTCATTCAACAAACCTTTGAAGTGTCCTGAGTGTGCAGCTGCAGTAGGATATTCTTTGATGATAAGATTACCTTTAGTCTTTTCTGACAATTTAGTAACCTTAGTCTCAAACATCTGACGAGGGATATCCGTCAACTGTTGAACAGGAATATTTAGAAGATTAGCATCAATTCTTTCTGCAATCTTTTCCTCAGCCATTTCAAGCGTGATGTATAATACGTTCTTGCCTTGGAGTAAAACACTACTTGCGACATGACACATAAACAAAGATTTACCAACACCAGTGCCAGCGAGAGCAATATTAAGTGTTTTGTTTGGAAGGCCGCCCTTCGTAATCCTATTGAAAAAATCGAGGTCGAATTGAATTCGATCTTCTTTTCTGTGATAGAAGTCAAATCTTTCACGGTAGTCCTCTAAGTAATCGTGTCCAACGTGGTTATCAAATCCAACAGCAAGTGCGTCTGATAGGATAGCAGGGATAGCATCGACACCTTTCTTGATATCATGTCCATCTGCAATAGAGATACTCTCGACCAGTGCAAGATAGATTGCTCTTTCTTTACACCATTTCTCTGTAGTATCTATAAGCCATTCATCTGATGTGGGAGTCAGTTCAATATCGTTTAGATAGGTTACTATCTCCTTATAGGTGTCATCATTTATATCTTTTCTCTTCTCACATTCAATACTTAATATCTCTTTCGTAGGGCATTTATCATAGGAAACAATAAACTTGGCACACTCATCAAATATTATTTTTTCATGTGTCTTGTCAAAGTAATCTGGTTTTAGAAAAGGTAATACCTTTCTTGTATACTCCTCATTCGTAACTAGATTCTGAATGATAGTATTTTCAATAGTTTCCATTAATTATAATGAAGATAAGTGCTCATGATATATTTTGGTTTCCCTGACTTTACAGGCAATCCGATGTGTGGATACTGCCATGTAGGTGGAAACACTAATACTTTACCAGTTTCTGGCTTAACTGTCAAGTTATGATAAGGAAATGTAGTCTCACCGCCTTTAAAATCATCATTCAGATAAACAAGAAAGGCAAGATACCTTTTTGCACTCTGATGATCTTGAACGTCTACATGAATATCAAACTGATCGTCTGTGCCTGGATCGTATTTTTTGATTCTTAGTTCTTCAAAATATACTTTGTCTGGAAACCATTCTGTATATGCTGGTAATTCTTTCTTATATTCTTTTAAACCTTCCAACACTTTATAACACAGAAGTTGTGTAAATTTTTGATAGCCTTTCTCTGCCAATTCATTTACATTGACCTGAGTAAACTGAGGTGTAAGAAAATTATCTATTCTTTCCTTAGTTTTGGCACCATCAAATGTGTCTATAAGAGTTTTACATACGTCTGGAGTAAACAAGGGATATGTTCTAATGAACTTATCCATAACTAAACTCTTCTCTGGCTGTTTCCTCCAATTTTGCCATAACTTCTTCGGTAAAATACTCGTCAGGGTTCGCAAGAATTTGTTTTCCGTAGACTTTTTTGCCGTTGACTTCGTATCTGCCTGCGACATTTTTCCAGAGTCCACCAAGTTCTCCTAGTTCTAAAAGTCCATAGTATCTATCTAAACCACGTTCATCATAGTAGAGTCTGATCTTAACAGTTTTATTCTCTTTACTTAGACGCGACTTAGCAGTCTTTGCTTTGATAATATTTCCAACGACTTCAGTTCCTTCCTTTTCTTTAGCTTTGCTAAGATAGATGATTGTACTAGCTGCGTACTTGAGACCGCTGCCTCCACCCATTTCTTTTGTAGGGACGTAAGAACCAATGACATCGTAAGTGTGATTTGTAACTATGAGAGGAATATTTGCTTGTCCAAGTTTAAGAGTCAACATTCTAAATGCACCTTTGACAAGTTGTGA